ACTTCGGCGCAGCGATGGATCCCGGATCAAGTCCGGGATGATCAGGGTCTGGGAGGAACCGGTTGCGGACATAACCGATCCTCCCCCAACGGGAGAGGGGGACCACCCGAAGGGTGGTGGAGGAGCAAAGGCGCTCTGCGCTGCGCTGGGCATCGCCGCGTCCTTCTGCATCGCCGCGATGGTCCGCCTTGCGGGGGCGCCGCTGTGAGCTGGGGCGGCGACTGGATGGAGCTGCAAGGCCGGCTGCGGCGCGCCCGCACAGCGGCGGGGCTGCGGCAGGCGGATGTCGCGGAGCAGCTCCGCATTTCCGTCCGCCACTTCGGCCGGCTGGAGGGCGGCGAGATCGACCCGCCATCCCGCGTCCTGTTCGCCTGGGCGCATGCGGTCGGCCTGCGCATCATCGCAGAGAACCGGACAGATATGTCCGATCGTGGGGCGCGGGCATGAAGCGCCCCCGCCGCACAGCGCACCAGGGCCAGCCCTGGACGCGCGAGGATGACGAGCTGGTGCTTGCCCTTTCGACAACGGGCAGGCCCTACCGGCAGATCGCGACCCGCCTGCGGCGTCCGGAAGCAGAGTGCCGGGCGCGCGCCAAGGCGCTGCGCAATCCGCCCCCGACCGGCACCCGCCGCTGCCTGATGTGCCGCCGCGATTTCCGCCGCGAGCGCGGGATCTTCGTCTGCCGGTCCTGCAAGGCGACCGATGTCTGGCAGGGCGCGGCATGACGCGACGCCGGCCCGCGCCGCTGCTCGATCCTGCGCAGTCGTCGTTCTTCGACGCGCGGGAGGAAGCGGTTCCGCCCGCCGAGTTCGGCCAGCAGGTGCGCACTGTGCTGTCGGAGATGCTGACGCGCGCACGCGATGAGAAGGGCATGGACCGCCATGCCGTCGCCGCCGAGATGAACCGGCTGATGGGTGACGGTGGCGAGGCCCGCGAAGTCACCAAGCGGATGCTGGACGCCTATGCCGCGCCATCCGCGCATGAATGGCGTTTCCCGCTGGAGGCGCTGCCCGCGCTGTATCGCGCGACCGGCGACGATGCGCTGCTGCGCCTGACCATGGCCGCCTGCGGCCAGCGGATCGTGCCGGCCGAGGCTGCGGCACTCGGCGAGCTGATGGTGCTGGAATTGCAGGAACGCCGCCTGCGCGAGCGCAAGGAAGCCTTGCGCCGGAGCCTGCCGGAAGGCGCGCTGGATTGGGCGGCCCGCGAAGTCGCGCGGGGGCGCAAGGCATGACCGCGACCTGGTTCACCGCGCGCCTGATCGCCGATCTGGCGCTGCCTGGCCTGCCCTCCACGGAACGCGGTGTCCGCAAGCGTGCGGACGCGGATGGATGGCAGTTCCGCCAGCGCGGCGCGAGCGGCGGCGGCCGGGAATACCCGGTCACCGCCATGCCCGCGGAGGCGCGTGCCGAGCTGCTGCGCCGCGCGGCTGATGCGGTGCCCGCAGTTCCGACGCAACCCGAGCTGCCCGGCCTGCCGGCACCGGCGACACAGCACCTGGCCGACTGGCAGCGCCGCACCATGGATGCCCGCGCGGCGATCCTGGCCGAGGTCAATCGGCTCGCCGCCGTCAGTTCCGTGCGTAGCGCCATGATGGAGATCGTCGCCCGCGCCGAGACCGGCACGCTGGCGCCGCACATCCAGGCCATGATCGCCGACGCGAATGCGCGCGGCGGCAAGACCGGATCGCGGCACCTGTCGCTGCGCACGCTGTATCGCTGGCATCAGGACGCGCAGCGCGGCGTGTCCGCCCTGGCGCCTGTCGCGCCGGCTGCGCCCGAGGCGATGCCGGCCTGGGCGCCGGCACTGCTGAAGGCATATCGCCGGCCGAGCAAGCCGAAGCTGGCCGAGGTGCTGCGCGACCATCTGCCGGCCCTGCTGCCGGAAGGCGCCGCCATGCCGTCCTATGCCGCGGCGCGGCGGTTCCTGGACCGCCTTTCGATCGTGGATCGCGAGCGCGGCAGGCGCGGCGCCAATGAGCTGCTGGCGGTGCAGGCGTTCAAGCGTCGTTCAACGGACAGTTTGCAGCCCTTGGACGTGGTGACCGCGGACGGCCACAGCTTCAAGGCCGATGTCGCGCACCCGATGCACGGCAACCCCTTCCGCCCCGAGGTCTGCGCGCTGATGGACACGGCCACGCGCTATGTCTTCGGCTGGTCGGCCGGCTTGGCGGAAAGCAGCGCCGTCGTCATGGACGCCATCCGCTGCGGCGTCGAGCAGCTCGGCCAGTTCGGGATCTTCTACACCGACAACGGTTCCGGCTTCATCGCGCAGGCGATGACGCATGAGGTGCTGGGCTTCCTGTCCCGCATCGGCGCGACGCCGGAGAACAGCACGCCCGGCCGCGCCCAGGCGCGCGGCAAGATCGAGCGCATCCAGCAAACGCTGTGGAAGGCCGCCGCGCGCGAGCTGCCGACCTATGCCGGCCGCGACATGGACCGCGAGGCGCGCCGCCGCGTCGTCAAGCTGGTGGAGCGCGACCTGAAGGAGCGCGGCGGATCGCGCCTGCTGATGGATTGGCAGGACTTCCTGGCTTGGATCGGCCAGGTGGTGCAGCGCTACAACGCGCGCCCGCATAGCGGCCTGCCACGCATCCGCGACGCGGTGACGGGCGCGCTGCGCCACATGAGCCCGGCCGAGGCGCTGGCGGATCACCAGGCGCGCGGCTGGCAGCCCATGACGCTGCCGGCCGAGGTGCTGCCCGACCTGTTCCGCCCCTACGAGATGCGCATGACGCGGCGCGGCGAGGTGCGGCTGCCCTGGGGCATCTACTTCCACCAGGCGCTGGTGCCGCATGGCGGCGAGATGGTGCGTGTCGGCTACGACATCCACGACGGTTCCCGCGTGTGGGTGCGCACCGAGCAGGACGGCCGCCTGATCTGCGTCGCGGAGCGCGGCGCGAACGTCATCCCCGAGCAGCCCGCCAGCAAGGTGGAGCATGCGCGGGAGGTGCGCGAGACGGCCCGCCTGCGCCTGCTGAACGACAAGGCGGAGCTGATCCGCGCCGAGCGTCGCGGCCCGCGCCTGGTCGAGCATGCGCCCGAGGTGATGCCCGCCTTCGCGCTGCGCCCGGAGTTCGAGGCCGAGCACGCCGAGACGGTGCGGCTCCTGACCCAGACCGCCGCGCCGGCGCCGGCGCCGATGTCGGACGAGGACCGCTTCTATGCCCGCGCCTGCGACCTGATCGCACGCCGCGACGATGGCGAGCAGCTCGCCGCCGACGATGCCGAATGGCTGGCGCACGCCATGACGCGCCCCTGGTTCGCGGTGCGCCGCGATCACGACCGCATGCGCGCCGACTTCATGGCGCGCACGGCCCCCGTTCCCCCCACCCCCGAGCATCCCACCAGTGCGAGGAGAACCGCGTGACCACCACTGCCCACCTGAGCGTCGTCACATCGGACATGGCGCAGCCCGTGTCCGGCATCGCGCCGTTGCGCAACATCACCGCGCTGGCGTCCCTGATCAGCAGGACGCAGCACCGGGCCGGCCACCTGCCGGGGCTGGCCACCTTCAGCGGCCCGTCCGGCTTCGGGAAGAGCTTCGCCGCCGCGCATGCCGCCGGCCAGTTCCGCGCCTATTACGTCGAGGCGCGGTCGGGCTGGACGCGGAAGGCCATGCTGCTGGCGATCCTGCGCCAGCAGGGCATCGTCCCGGCCCGCACGGTCACCGAGATGGTCGATCAGGTCGCCGAGCAGCTGGTGCTGTCCCGCCGGCCGCTGATCATCGACGAATTCGACCATGTCGTGGCGCGCAACCTGGTCGAGCTGGTGCGCGACATCTACGAGCAGTCGCAGGCCACCATCGTCCTGATCGGGGAGGAATTCCTTCCGCAGAAGCTCCAGCGGTGGGAGCGCTTCCACGGCCGCGTGCTGGATTGGGTGCAGGCGGCGCCGTGCAGCCTGCCGGATGCGCAGGCGCTGGCGCGGCTCTACTGCCCGCGCGTCAGCGTGGCGGATGACCTGCTGGAGCATCTGGTGGCGCAGGCCGCCGGTTCCTGCCGGCGCGTCTGCGTCAACCTGGACCAGATCGGCGCCTTCGCGCTGGACGCCGGGTTGAAGACGGTGACGCGGAGCGACTGGGGCGCCCGCCCGCTGCACACCGGCAAGCCGCCCGCGACGCGGAGCTTCTGACCGTGGCCAAGCCAAAGGTGAAGGTGCCCCCGGCACCGGAGAAGATCGAAGACCTGTCGCGCGAGGGGCTGATCTTCCTGGTCCGCATGGTCTGCCCTTTCGTGTCGCGATACGACCTGGTGCGCGCCCGCTGGCATGAGTTGGTCCAGGACGGCGAGCGCGCTTACGAGAAGGCGAAGGCGGCGGGCATCGCATATGAAGCCCTCCTCAGGGGGCCGCAGCCGTCGATCGACAACATGCGCGCCTATCACAAGGCGCGTCTTAGGTTCGAGGAAGCCCGCGCACGGGACAAGCGCGCCAGCGATGCCGCCCAGCGTGCGCAGGACGTTGCGATGGCTTTTTTCGAGGCTCACATCGCCCTGCCTTCGCCCGCGTCGGAGGCCGCCGAGTGACCACGCGACGCAAGCGCCCCGTCGTGCTGCGCCCGCTGGCCCGCCTGACCGGGCGGGACGCGGTATGGGCGGCGATCCGGGATCTCGCCGGCGCGCCCAGCTTCACCATCCGCGACATCATGCGGCGCGTCGTGTCCGGCCCCGACCTGGTGCGCGACTATGTGGGCCGCCTGGTCGCTGCCGGCATCCTGGAGGTGATCCAGCCGGCGGCGCCGATGACGCCCGGCATCTATCGGCTGGCGCGTGACTGCGGCGTGGAAGCGCCGCGCGTCACCGCCTCGGGCGCGATCGACGCGGCGCCCACCGATCAGGAACGGCTCTGGCAGGCCATGAAGGTGCTGGCCACCTTCGATGCGCGCGACCTGATGGCCAGCACCGGCATCGCGTCCCAGCTCTCCGTGCTGTCTTACATCAAGCACCTGGTGCGCGCCGGCTACCTGATGGTGGTGGAACCGGCGGTGGCCCGGCGGCGGCTCGGCCGCTACCGGCTGATCCCGTCGCGCAATACCGGCCCGCACCCGCCGGCGATCCGCGCCGGCAAGGTGGTCTTCGACCGCAACCTTGGGCGCCAGGTCTGGCCGGCGGTGGCGTCGTGACGCGCCTGCCGAAGCCCGCCCAGCAGCATCCGGCCGCGCATTTCCGCGCGGCGGTCGCCTGGGGCGAGGAGATGCCGCCCTGGATCGTGGCCCTGGCCGCCGCCTGTGACGACAGCAGCGCGCGGAAGGTGGCGGACCGCATCGGCTACTCGGCCGCGACCATCAGCCTGGTGCTGCGGAAGCAATACCGCGGCGACACCGCGCGCATCGAACAGGCGGTGCGCGGCGTCTTCATGGGCGGGACGGTCGCATGCCCCGCCCTGCGGCAGGAGCTGCCGTCCAACGAATGCGTCGCGTGGCAGCGGCGTCCCTATGACGGGTCCAATCACCAGACCGTCCGGATGTTCCTGGCCTGCCGCGAGTGCCCCCACCGCAAGCAGGAGGACAGCCAGTGACCATCACGCCGGAGCTGCGCGGGCTGCTGCGCAGCGTCGCCGCATCCGCCTTCGATGCCGGCGCCCGATCCGCCCCGCAGCCGAAGGCGCAGCGCGATCGGCAGAGGATCGACGCCCAGACCTATGCCGAGATGATGCTGGTCGCGCAGATCGAAGCGGCGATCGAGCGCGGCAGCGCGGGCGGCGCGCCATGACCCCGCAGATCCGCGCTGCCCTGCGCGACGCCTTCGGCCTCGCCTTCGATGCCGGCGTGCAGGCCGCGGAGGGCAGCCATGCCACGCGTTCCCGGTATCGGGACGAGCAGCAGGACGCCGGCGTGCAGAGGATAGCCGAGCAGGTCAGCTCTGCGATCGAGCGCGGCATTCAGGCCGTTCCCGAGCGCCTGCCCATCAGGACCGTCAGCGACCACGTCGCCGCCGCATACGGCCTGCCGCCGCGCCTGCTGACGGCGGCCTGGCGCCGCCGCGACATCGTGGAGGCACGCCACGTCGCGATGTGGATCGCCCGCACCGAGGGGCTGTGGCCGCTGTCGATCATCGGCCGGGTGATGGGCGGGCGCGACCACACCTCCGTCATGCACGCGGTGGCCAGCGTCGAGGCTCGCCGCGCCGCCGATCCAGATTTCAGCCGCCGCACCGACAGCCTGGTTGCGGAGCTGACCAATGCCACGAAGGGGGAATACTGATGACGAAGGCAACGCGCGCCCGGATGAAGGCGCCCGCGCTGGCCGTGATCGCGCCGGCGACAGCCGAGCAGGCCGACGCGATGATCCGCCGTGTGGGCGAGCTGGCCCGGCAGAAGACGCTGGTCCAGGCCGCGCTGGACGAGACGATTTCGACGCTGCGCACCCAGGCGGAGGCCGAGGCCGCGCCGATCTCGGCCGAGATCGCCAACCTGACCGCCGCGATCCAGGCGTGGGCCGAGGCGAACCGCGACGAGCTGACGCGCGGCGGCCGGGTAAAGACGCACAAGATGCCGTCCGGTGAGATCGCCTGGCGCTTCCTGCCGCCGTCCGTGCGCATCAGCTCGCCCGCGATCGTGGTCGGCCTGGTCGAGAAGATGGGGCTGGACCGCTTCCTGCGCCGCAAGGTGGAGCTGGACCGCGACGCCATGAAGGCCGACCCCGAGGCCGCGCGCGCCATCCCCGGCGTGACGATCGGCAGCGCCGGCGAGGAATTCATCGTCACGCCCGCGACGCTGGAGCTGGTGTCGTGAGTGCGCGGGTCATTGAAGTCGCCTGGGCGTGGCGCTCGGGCGTAATCGAGTTCGGTCAGGCGGAGCCGGCCGGGGCGATCGCCATCGGGAAGGCGTCCTCGACGCGTCTGCGGGAGGCCGTCTCGGCTGTCGCGCGGCACGCCTATGACGGCACGACGCTCCTCGTGCCGGGCATTCCGGAAGCGACGGATAGCAATGACGCGCTGAACGCTTTGGTCGCATTCACGAGGCAGGTGAACCGCCGCCTGCGCCGCCACGGAGGCGCAGGGAGATGAGCGCCTTCTCCCTCCGCCCGCATCCGGCGGGCGAGCCCGGCTCCGATGCCGCAAAGCGGCGCATCAAGGCCGTGCAGGCGTGCCGGCGCCAGGTGGCGGGGCTGGACGATGACGATGCCTGGCGCGAATTCCTGGGCCGCGCGGCGGGCGGGCAGACCAGCCTGCGCGCCATGGGGTATCGCGACCTGGGCAAGGTGCTGGACGCGCAGATCGGAAGAGCACACGTCTGAACTCCAGTCACGTGAAACGATCTCGTATGCCGTCTTCTGCTTGAAAAAAAAAAAAAAAAAAACAAAAACATAACAAAATAAAAG